GAAAAACCTGTAATATTTGTAAATGCATTATGCCTTTAAAAGTATTTATTAAAGGCAATACATGTCCGATAGGAAAACACGAGGTTTAAATGGCAGAAGATTATGTAATTTATATTTTTGCGGCGGTTTGTTTTGTGATTCTTTTTCCAGCTTTATATTTTTTAGCAAATGACGATACTATTTTAGTAAGAGCAAGAGATAAGAAAGGAAGATATATAGCAGATGATCCTGACACACCAGAAAACGAAGCTTTTACGGTCGTAAAAAAAACAAAAAAACGTAAAAAGAAGAAATGAGCGATATGGAAACGGCTAGAGAGGCTATGACTAAAATACATTCGCATGAACGTGAATGCGCTATCCGTTACGAAAATATAGAAAAAAGATTAGAAGAAGGCTCTAAAAGGTTTGGTAGATTAGAATTAATGATATGGGGCTTGTACGCAGGTATGGCCACGATAGAAATAACATCTAGGGTAATCTAATGTATGAATACGGTTGTACAGTAAAGCGTGTAGTTGACGGCGACACGATAGACGTAATATTAGATTTAGGTTTTTCTGTTTCTTATAGTTCTAGAGTGCGTTTATTTGGTATTGACACGCCAGAGTCTAGAACTCGAAACAAAGACGAAAAAGCTAGAGGTAAACTTGCTTCTGCTTTTTTATCAAAAGCAATCGAGATGGCAGATCAAGTTGTCATTAGAACGGAACTAAAAGATTCTAGGGGTAAGTTCGGCAGAGTTCTAGGTACAGTTGTATGTGATGGTGAAGACATAAATCAAGGTATGGTAGATGGAGGTTTTGCAGTTAAATATTTTGGTCAAAGTAAAGCTGATGTTGAAGAGCAACACATGAAAAACAGGCAAAAACTTATAGACCAAGGAATATTTGATCCTGATAGTATTTAGATATGGAAGAGCAACCAATAAAGAAAAAGTTAGAATTAGATATTGATGTGACTCCTCACAATCAAAGTGCTAATCCTTATCAAAAATCAATATATCTTGCACGAGCAATAGATTCTTGGCGGATCTTTCCTAGGCTTTTCTTGAGCGTCTACATATTTCTCCTATATTACTCAACTATGTGGTTCATGAGCCTAGAAGATCCGTCTCTAGAACAAAGCGGACTTATATCTATTATTGTAGGCGCTGGTGCCGCCTGGTTTGGTCTGTACGCAGGCACCTCAAACTCTAGTAAAAACTTCAAAGGCGAGGATTAATGGAGTGGTTCAACCTAATTGCAGAATTAGGTGTGCCTATCGCCGGAGCCTTAGTGATGGCTTACTTTATTTTTTTGGTTATGAAACAGCTAATGGACGGGCTGGTATCCGAAATAAAAACTATACAAGGCATAACTAAAATGTTGATTACTAGAGCGTCTATTATGAACAACGACATGATTCGTATAGACACGAGCGTTTCTTCAGCTTTGGATTTAAGCCCTGATCTCAACCGTATAGCTAGAGCTGAAAATTTTGTAGAGGATGGGAAAATAGATGCAAGAAGAGACTGATGGATATAGTACAAATAGTTGCAGACTTTGGCTTTCCAGTTGTTATGGTTGTTGGTCTTGGCTATTTTGTTTTCTACGTTTGGCAAACAATAACCAAAACAATAGATCCAGCGGTACAAGAAATGAAAGCTACAATAATACGTTTGACCGATCAACTACGCCTTTTAGACCAAGATATGATACGATTACAGCAAAAGGTCAATACTGTTTTGGAATTGAAAGAAGAACATAAACTAAAGGACCCAAATGAAAAGTTGGAAGGAACACAAGAAAAGACAACTTAGAACTGTAATATTCTTTATATTATTAAGTTTGTTTTTAGTATTATTTTCTAATTTTTTAGTTTCAGATGAGATGGTGTTTAAATTTAAGTCACCAAGCTTTTCAGGTATAAATACCTCACAACATTTTCTTACTATAGAAAATCAACAGTTCTCTAGAAAACAGGCCCTTGAAGATAAAAAACAAACATTATTAGATGAAGCAGAAAGAGATGCCAACAATACTACGCTTGCTAGATTTATTAGGAATTTAGAATCTAGAGTTTACGCTAGGCTTAGTTCGCAGCTAGTTGATAGTCTTTTTGGTGAAAATGCCCAGACTTCAGGTTCGATAGAACTAGAAGGAAACACTATAGAATATAAGGTTGATGATGAATACATTACACTTATAGTTACAGATGAATACGGCGAAACTACCACTATTACTTTTCCTCTTAATAGTTTCACTTTCTAGTTGCGTTTTATTAGAATCCGAATATTCATTAGAAAACTTTAAAGTAACCAGACTAGCAGAGGTTGCAACCGTAATTAATACAGAGCTTTGGGAACTTAGAGAGCCCAAAGTAAAACCTGTAGTCGCTGTATATCCAAACTCTTTTTTAGACCAAACAGGTCAACGTCGCAGCAACAGTAACTTTGCTACATTCAGTACAGCCGTCACGCAAGCTCCTTATACGCTTCTAATACAAGCCCTGAAGAATACGGCTAGGGGTAATTTTTTTGAAGTTGTTGAGAGGATAGGTCTAGATAATCTCAGCAAAGAAAGACAACTGATACGGTCTACCAGAGAAAGTTTTGACGAACCGCAAAAGTTAAAAGCGTTAATGTTTGCAGGCTTAATTATAGAAGGAGCCGTAGTAAGTTACGAAAGTAACATCAGGACAGGAGGGACTGGCGGCAGGATCTTGGGTATCGGCATGAGCAGACAATACAGACAAGATACGGTTACGGTTAGCCTACGATTTATCTCTGTTTTAACAGGCAGAATACTTACTGAAGTGACAACAACCAAAAGCATATTGAGTGTTGGTATCAACGAAGACATATTTAGGTTTGTTAGAAACAATACAGAACTTATAGAAATCGAAAACGGGAATGTTGAAAACGAGTCAATTACTATAGCTTTGCAGTCTGCTGTCGAAATGGCAGTATTAAAAAACGTTGAAAAGGGTATAATAAAAGGCTATTGGAGTTACAAAGATGATTAAATATTTTTTAATTTTTTTCTTTGGTATTGCGTTTGCAGCAGATAACGAAGTATCTATAGATCAAGTTGGTAACACTATAAATATAGATGTAGAGCAGCTAGGATCAGGAAACTTGGTCGGAGGGGCAACAGCTACCGCAGGAAGCATGACCGCCCTCGATCTTGATGGGGTAACTATGACCCTGGATATTAATCAAATAGGTTCAAGCAACTTATTCAAAGGTGATATTTATGCAGACTCATATACCGGTTTTTTTGAGTTTAGCGGCGATTCTAATATTTTTGACATACAAACAGATCCAAACAACACTTACGGAGCTGATTCAAGCAACGTCAACATACAAGTAACGGGATCATCAAACGATATGTCTTTAGATCAAGCAACCGCAGCTATGGCATCAACTTTAGATTTAGATTGGATTATCAACGGTTCTAACAACACGATAGATTCTGATATTGATGTTGATCTTGCGACAAATTATATGGATATCGACGGATCAGATAATACGATAAACTACAACGGCGATGGCTATCAAGGCGGTTACTTTTATTTAGATCATACAGGCGGCTCAAGAACTTTAAATGTTACGCAGGCTTCTACTTTGGATAATGATTGGCTCAGGGTCATTAGTACAGGCTCAAATGGATCTTTCTGCATTATCCAAAACGACCAAGGAACCGCAACAAGTTGTTGATGTAGGTTCGGTCAACGAAGTTACAGGTTTTGCACAAATAGAACGAGATGAGTCTTTTGCGGCTACGAAAGACTTTGTAATTCAATCTTACGACAAAGCTCAAACAGAAGCTGGTCGTATGGGTATAAAGTTTGTTGATGACACCACAATAAAAATTACCGAACATTCACAAGTAATTATTGACGAGTTTGTTTTTGATCCGGATCCATCTAAATCAAAACTAGCCGTAAACTTTTTAAAAGGTACAGCACGCTTTACTACAGGACTTACTGGCAAAGTCCCTAAAGAAAACATGGTGCTACGAACTAACTCTGCAACCGTAGGTATTAGAGGGACAGATTTTAGTGTGACTGTTAATCCTGATACTTCAGAATCTTTGTTTATTCTTTTGCCCGATCAAGACGGCGCCCCTTCAGGCGAAATATCAATAACGACAAATATGGGAACAGTCTTATTAAATCAAGCGTTCCAGGCCACAACGACCACCACACTTGAAAGTTTGCCTTCTGACCCTGTTATATTAGATTTATCTTTGGATTTTATTGACAACATGCTTATTGTTTCCCCGCCAAAAAAGTCTGAAGAAACTAGTGAAGAACAACAATCATCTGATTCGGTTGATCCTATATTAGATTTTAATGAGCTTGATATTGATTACCTTGCAGAGGAAAGATTAGGAGAAGAGGGTTTAGAGTTTACCGAGTTGGACTACGACGCCTTGAACGTAAATTTTCTGGAGGACCTTTTAGATATTATTAGTGAGCTTGATAAAATACAAGATGAAGATAGGCTTGCTCAAGAGGCGACAACAACAACCATAAAAGGTACAAGCGTTGGCCAGGACACTAAAACGCAGATTACAACTATTGTTACAGGTGAGAAGATCAAAATGACTAGAGCAGTTGGGTCAAACGCAGCAATTAATATAGACAGCGGTAATAGTTACACCGTTGTTTTAGAACAAAATGGCGTTGTCAACGAGGTCAAGGTAAACGGCGGGAGTGCATCAACAATAGTAATAAGGCAGAGTTCAGGTTAAAATTTATTATAATTTGTTATGGCAAAAGTATTTTTAGGCGTTATTGCGGTTTTGTTTTCCTTATCTGGGTTTTTGTACTACCAAAACCAGAAACTCTCTGCTTTGAATCAGGCTTTTGATTTACGAGATCAAGAACAAAAAGCAACAATACAAACACTACAAAAAGACTTTGCCTTACAAACTCAAGGCCTGCTTAATTTACAAAACAAAAATCAAGAGATTGAGCTTGAAATGTCTAGATATTTAGACATATTCAAACGGCATAATCTAAGCAAACTAGCTGCAGCTAAGCCTGGCTTGATAGAAACGAGAGTAAATAATGGTACAAAAGAAGTATTTGAAAGTATTGAACAAGACAGTCGTAATATTGACAGTCTTGATGATGGCTTACAGTTGCAGTCTAATCCCTAAAAAGGTAGACGTAGTAGCAAAGCCAGTTGAAAGACAGATTGCACAACCAATTCTACCTAGAGAACTAAGTTTAAAAGCTCCTTATTGGTATGTCGTTTCTGATAAAAATATTGATGTATTTTTGGAAAGAGTAAAAAAAGAAGAAGGTAGATTAGTTTTTGTTGCTATGTCTGTTCCTGATTACGAACTTATGTCTTACAACATGCAAGAACTAAAGAGATACATAAAAGAATTGAAAGAAGTTGTCGTCTACTACAGAACCGTAACAACTAATTAGGAGAAAAAATGAACATATCTAAAGAAGGTATTGCCTTATTAAAAAAATTTGAAGGTTGTGAATTACAAGCTTATCAGGATAGCGTTGGCGTCTGGACCATAGGTTACGGTCATACGAAAGACGTTCAAGAGGGATTAAAAATTACACAAGAAGAAGCCGAAGTCATGTTACAAGAAGAAATGCCTGAGTATGAAGAATACGTCAAAAAATATGTGACGCATCCGCTTGAGCAACATCAATTTGATGCTTTAGTCTGTTGGACTTATAATTTAGGACCAAACAATTTAAGAAACTCAACTATGTTGACCGTTTTGAATCAAGGTAGACTAAATGATGTTTCTTTTGAAATGCAAAGATGGAACAAAGCAGGGGGCGAGGTTTTAAAAGGCTTAGTCAGGAGAAGAAAAGCAGAGTCTTTGTTGTTTCAAGGTAAAGATTGGCATGAGGTATAGATGGCGTTACAAAAGGCACAGTTTAAGCCTGGAATAAATAGAGAGGGGACTGCATACGATAACGAAGGCGGTTGGTTTGATTGTAACCTTGTGCGTTTCCGTATGGGCCATCCAGAAAAGTTTGGCGGCTGGTCAAAACTTTTGAATACTACATATCAAGGAACCGCTAGAGCTTTACATAACTGGATCTCTTTAGCTGGTACAAAATTTTTAGGCGTAGGCACTCATTTCAAATATTACATAGTAGAAAACAACGCAAGTTTTTCAGATATAACACCAATACGAAAAACCAGTACAGACAGCATAACTTTCTCTGCCGCTAATGGTTCATCTGAATTGACCGTATCAGATACGGGTCATGGTGCAGTACAAAATGATTTTGTTAGTATCGAAGGAGCACTTACTTTAGGTGGTAACATAACTGCAGCAGTTTTAAATCAAGAATACCAAATAACTAGTATAGTTGACGGAGACTCATACAAAATTACAGCGAAAGACACATCAGGCAGTACAGTAACGGCAAATTCTAGCGACTCAGGTAACGGCGGATCAGGCGTTGATGGGTATTATCAAATAAATACAGGTCTTGATTTATTCGTGCAATCTACGGGTTGGGGTGTTGGCGCTTGGGGAGCAAGTGGTTGGGGTTCTACCACTCCTCTATCAGCACTTAATCAACTAAGAATATAC